AACCTGATTATTCTAGAAATGAATTGTCGGATTATAAAAAAAGATCCGAAAAAGAAGTTGAATTCGACACATTACAAAAAGATAAAGATGGAAATGTTATTACAAAAAAGATATCAAGATATGACGCAAGTCAGGCGCAGAGGAGCATCGAAACAGATATCCGCAGATTAAAAGACCAACGGAATCAATTAGACAAAGTGAATGATAAGATTGCTGTTACGGAATTGGATAAGCAAATTAAGGCGAAAACTGTATATTACAAGCAAGTCAGCGAGCAAGATAGATTGAGTCCGAAATTGAACAGATTAACAGTATATGATGGAAGAAAGTAACACGATTAAGCGAGTAGAAATACTTGCTTTTTTGTTGCTGTTTTGCCATTTACACTACATATTGACAAGAAACGTGTAAAGTTATACAATATATAGTGAATAGGACAGTATGTCCAAAAATCCGATCGTGTGGTACACGTTAAACGCTGTAAAGGAGATAAGATGAAAAGGGAAGATTTGAAAAAGTTAGGAATTGAAGAAAAAGAAGTTATTGATAGCATCATGCAACTGTACGGAGATGGAATACAATCCGTAAAATCGGAATTGGAAACGTTAAAAACACAGGTTGTAGAAAAAGATGCGTCGATCACGGAATTAACAGAGAAAGCAAAGGCATTGGATGGAACAGAATCGACCTTGAAAGAGTTACAAGACAAAGTTGAGACTTATGAAAAAGGCGAATCGGAGCGAATCGAAGCCGAAAAACAAGCAAAAATCAATCAGGAATTGTTAGAACGTTTTAGCACAATCAAGGGTGAACAAAAGTTTAACCATGATTTAGTTGAAAAAGGACGTTTTGAAGAATTTAAGAAAGCACTTGCTGACGAACAATTTAAAGGCAAGGGAGATTCCGACATCTTTCAAGCAATCGTAAAACCTGAGGATTTAGCAAATCCACAACAACAACCAATCATAATGCCTGGCGGAAATATTGGAACACATAAATCATTAGAATCAATGAGTTATGACGAATATAAAGCTTTCCGACAAGGCAAGTAAAAAGAAAATAGGAGATAAAAACCATGTCAAACACATTATTAACACCTGATATTATCGCAAAAGAAGCACTTATGGTGCTTGAATCAAACTTAACTATGGCTAATTTAGTTCATAGAGATTACGCAAATGAATTTGTGCAAGTAGGAGATACAATTACAGTAAGAAAGCCTGCTTCATTTGTTGCTAAAAACTTTCTCGGAACAGTAGAAGCACAGGACATTACAGAGGGTTCAGTAGATGTTAAACTTGATCGTTATCGTGATGTAACTGTAAATGTTACAGCAAAAGAATTAACACTTGACATCAAAGACTTTTCAGAGCAAATTGTTACGCCTGCATTATCTGCGATTTCACAAGCTATCGACATCGACCTTTTAACTGTTGGTATCGCACAGGCAGATACAACAGTATCTGTATCTAGTACTCCAGTTATTACCGATATTTCAGGAGTTGGAAAAGCTTTAGACATTAAGAAAGCGCCTAGAGCAAACAGATATTTAATGTTGCCGCCTACCACACTTTACAAATACAACACTCTTGATAATTTTGCGAAAGCAAGTTACAAAGGAGATTCGGACGCGTTGAAAACATCTGAAATCGGAATGGTTTACTCATGTGAAACATTTATGACGCAGAACGCTCCTGAAAATGCATCAACAACTCCTGGAACTGTAACAGCTTTCAAAGTTGTTGGAACTAAAGGTGCGACAGAATTCACAGTATCAGCAGGATCCGCAGCAACCGCAACTATTAAAGTTGGTGATAAATTTATTGTAGGTGGTTACCTTTACACAGTAACCGAAGATTTAACACTTGTATCAAGTGCTGGTACATTGAAAGTTGATCAGAAAATCCCTGCAACAATTACAGATGCAACTTCTGTAAAAATTATTAACAAGGCTCATGCTTTAGGATTCCATAGAAACGGACTTGCATTAGTTACGCGTCAGTTAGCACTTCCAATGGGAGCAGCTAAAGCAGCGGTAGCAAGCGCAAACGGATTAGCTGTTAGGGTTGTTATGGATTACGATGCATCAACAAAAACAGACAAAGTTTCATTTGATATTATCTATGGAGTAAAAGACCTAGATGCAAATCTATTAGTAGATTTTGCTTAATCATTAATCACACAATCCCCAATCATTCCAAGAGTGGTTGGGGTATTTAAGAAAGAAGTGATAACATGGCATTTATAACATTTTCAGAATATAGCGCGTTTGGTGGTGGTTTAACCGAAGATCAATTTGATATATGGGAGCCTAGAGCCGAGCGAAAATTAAATTACTTCACGCAAAATAGACTTGTCAGCGCTACAACAATTATCAGCGAAGTAAAAGAGTTGTTGACAGTTTACATTGACAAGATGGTAACCAATGTTGATACAGGCAATGTAAGAAGTTATGGCAATGGGATAGAATCGTTTAGTTATTCCGACAATCAAAAGTCATTGTTAGAACAAGAATTGTATCAGTTGGCAATTGAGTATTTACCGGTAGAGTTAATCAGTGCAAGCCTAGACGATGATTTTGAGTGAGGTGGTATGAATGTATGATAAGCAAATAACCATTTTAAGCAAGATTAAAAAAGAAGATAGTGGAGTTGGCGCAACAACTGACACATGGAAAAAGACAGTGCTGTTTGGTTGTGAGTATAAAAAAACTAGCCATACAGATGTAAATGGAAATACAGTTGGAATCGGTTATGATTTTACAATCTTGATTCCATTTGGAAAAGATTATCTTCCATACTCAACGTGGATAATTGACACAACCAAAGGCTTTTCGGTCAATGATGAAGATTATATCATTTGTGGCGAAAACGTGTCAGAAACGCCAACAAGCGGTACTATATCAGCCATTGCGAATAAATACAAAAAAGATTGTTGCAAGGTTAAATTTGTAAACGTGGCAGACAGTAACAGCATGGCAATGGTGCAAGTACAAGTTAAGGGAGTGTGATGTCTTGTCAAGAAGAATAGAATTAATTTGGAATGAGGACAAAACAAAGATTGTAAAGCGAATCGTAACGGACAATCCCGAAGTTGGTAGTTTTTACAGTGAAGAAGTCGCAAGGGCATTAAATAAATATGTTCCAATGCAAACAGGAATGTTAGCAAATACTTATGATACCACACCGAAAACAATCACTTATATACAACCTTACGCACACAGATTATACACTGGTACAAATTTCAAAATGAGTAAGGAAATGCACACGAACGCATCGGCTTATTGGGATAGACGCTTGACGAGTTCCGACAAAGAAAGGCTTGCTAGGTCGGTCACTAAGTTTTTGAAAGGAAAGAGTTAATATGACAAAGTTAGAGACATTATACGAATGGCTTGGAACGTGCGATATTATAGCTGATTGGCTATATTTTAACGCAGTTCGAATGGAACAAAATAACGTGTCACTCAATCCGATTAGTGACAATGTGATCACACCTTACGCAAGTGGTGCGAGTGAAAATGAGTTAGTATTTGCCATTGATTTTATCAAGCTATATGACTTGGAGCAATCCGACACGAACATTGATTCAATGGAATCCGTACTTGGCTTGGCAGAATGGATCAGTACAGAAACAACATTGCCTGATTTTGGAGATGGATTTATCACGAATAAAGTCGAGATATTGGAAGAAGTACCTAGCATTTTAGTAGACCAGGACTTGAATTTATGTAAGTACCAATTTCAAGCAAGAGTTAGCTACACAAAACTATAAACAATTTAGTAAGAAAAGGAGAATTATATGTCAATAATTGATTTAAGCAGGGAACAGTTCCCAATTTTCGTTGACACCTCTGTAACAGTTGGAACTTACGTTTGGAAAAGAATCGGATTCGCGACAGAGCAATCAATCGCAATGAATCCACAAACGGAATCAGTTGATTATGCAATGTATGCAAATGCAGTGGAAGAAGTGAGAAGTAACCAAATTGAAATTCCAACAAATATCGCACTAAAGCAGGGAGATGATGCGTTTGAGTTTTTTTATGATAAATTCAAGGCTAGACCAACCGGAACAGCTTGCAATGTAAATATACTTGTTTGCTTTCCTGAAACAACAAACTATACAGGTTGGTTATGTGCTGATTCAACAGTTGTATTTGGATCACTTGCGCCATTTGATAAAGCATTAGATTTTAGCCTAAAACTAGGCGGTGTGATTGATGATGGAAGCGTTACGATCACAGCTGGAGTGCCTGTATTTACAACTTGATAATATCAAGGTTGGTAGACCTACTAAACTACACGCGACCTAACACATGTCATCGGATAGCATAAAGCTATGTGTTAATAAAAAAGGAGAATGAAACGGAATGGAATATACAATCGTAAAAAACGGAGAAGTTATTGAACTACCAAAGTACAGCATGAAGATAGCAGGAGAATTGGAAGCAGTCGATTTATTAAATCAGAAAGTTTCAGAACCATTCAAAAATAAATGCAAGAAAATGTACGAGTTTTGCTCGAGCCTTATAGGTAAGGAAAAAGTTGCTGATTTGATTGGAAAATTTGAAGAATCTGATCCGAATGAAATCAATGTTTTATATTTAAACATTGTAAATTGCTACAATAAGCCGATTGAGGAATATACACAAGCTTCAGCAAGTGAAAAAATGAATAGCATGGAAGTTGACAAGATGATCGAATTGTTGAATGCTATCGGAAAATCAGACAAGGTTTTTAGAGTTAAATAATGCTAGACCTTATAAGAGGGTTACCATTTACCATTAATGTAGATGGTAGTCCTTTTTCGATTAATACAGACTTTCGTTTATGGCTTGCATTCGGTCGGATTATCAGCAAGCAAATATTCGATTTGTCAGAGGAAGAAGTAAAGGTTTATACCGACATTTTGCAATTTGAAAAAGGGAAAGAATTTAATCTAATCGACTTGTACGAATATTATGATGCAATGGTTCAATTTTACATTGTGCGAGAGTTAACGCCTGCAAGAAGTAATGATTCAAGCAAGGATATAATTCTATCATTCGAAGCAGATGGTAGTTATCTGTATTCAGCATTTAGACAAGCTTACAATATTGATTTAATGCGAGATAAGTTGCATTGGCATGAATTCAACGCATTGCTTAGAAGCTTGCCAAATGATACCAAATTGAGCGAGATAATGGGGTTCAGATGTTACAAAAAGAATAATGATAAGATTGAAGCACAATATGAAAAGTCAAAGGTTACATGGACTTTGCCGAATGTAGACGGATTTTTACAAGCAACAACGCAAGAATTAGAAGAATCCATTCGATTGGCAGAAATAAAAGAAGCTAAGCAAAGAGAATTATATAATTAAAAAGGAAAGGAAGTGGATATATTGGCAGATGGAAAAGTTGTAATTGATACCGAGTTAGATCCGAAAGGTGCAGAAAGTGGAATGTCTAAGTTAGGCGGTACACTTGCAAAGGCAGGTAGTACAGCTGTAAAAGGTGCGGCAATCGGAGTTGCGGCAATAGGTACAAGTGCGGTTATTGCGGGAAAAGGCTTATTTGATATGGCTGTACAAATGGCAGATACAGGGGATAATATCGGCGAGATGTCGGAAAAAATCGGTATATCAACCAAAGCATATCAAGAATGGGGATATATTCTAGGGCAAAATGGGGCAGATGTTGACATCCTGCAAATGGGAATCAAAACATTATCAAGTGCGATTTTTGACGCATCAAATGGAAGTCAATCCGCTATTGATAAATTCGAATATTTAGGATTATCCATTGATGACTTAAAAAATAAGTCGCAAGAAGAAATATTTGATACAGTTATTGCAGGACTTCAAAAAATGCCTGAATCAGCAGAAAGAACAGCGCTGGCGGTTGACTTGCTAGGTAAATCAGCCACAGAATTGCAACCTATATTAAATAAAAGTGCTGACGAAATCACAGCATACAAGGACGAAGCTGCAGAGTTGGGATTTGTAATGGGAGAAGATACACTTCAAGCTTCTTCCGATTTAATGGATTCGATTGACAATTTGAAAAAATCATTCACGGGTGCTAAAAATGGAATCGTTGGCGAATTTATACCGAGCATTGGCTTGATTGTTGACGGAATAACGGAAGTTGTAAAAGGGAATGAAGATGGCACAAAAATGATTGAAGATGGATTTAATCAGCTTGTACAAGGTTTGACAAGTGCATTACCTAAGATTATAACGTTTTTGAATCAGGTTTTATCTGTAATTTTGCAGAATGCTCCAACAATCATAACAACATTAATACAGGGAATTATTCAATCATTGCCATTATTAGCGGCATTTCTACCGCAGATTGTATTTGCTTTGGTCGATGGAATCATGTTATTGTTACCTGCTTTATTATCGGTAGGCTTGCAAATTATAATCACGTTGATGCAAGGATTGGTGGAAAACTTACCGATCATGTTACCGCAGTTGTTACAGGTAATTGAAACAATCATCACAATGTTAGCGGAAAATTTACCATTATTTGTTGAATTAGCGGTGCAGATTATTGAAATTATGGCTACTGCATTGTTGGAAAATCAAGATATGCTAGTACGTGTCATGTCTGTACTAATTCAAGCAATGATACAAATTATAGCCGATTCAAATCCTCAATTTATTCAAATGATTATCAATTTATTAGCGGCCATGATGCTAGGATTAAGTAAAACATATCCTGAATTTATCAAGCAAGGAATTGCAATAGTAACATCAATCATTGCAGGTTTTTCTACTGCTTGGTCAAGAATGACAAGTTTGAGTGTGCAAAAATTCAAAGAAATTCCTGCAAGAATCAAGGAATTGAATGGGGAATTTATCAACTCAGGCGTAAACATTGCGAAAGGAATTATTGACGGATTTGCACAGAAAATAGGCGAGATTATCGGAAAAGTGATTGACATGAAAAATCAAGTTTCGGCACAATTAGCAGATTTTAACCCACTTGGCGCAATAGGAGATGCGGTTAAAAATGGAGTTGGCAACATTACAGCCAATATGCAAGTTAAATCAGATGCGACGCCTGCACAAAGTGGTAGACCTAGCAACACAATGAGTACTCCATCAACAAACGTGTACATTAACACGAGCGCAAGCAAATTATTTAACGCAGTAGTTGAACAAAATAATGGTTACGCAAAGGGTGGATACACTCCATTAGCAAGTTATTAATTGAATGAATAGGGGTATACAATATCTAGTTAAATAGTGTTTGTGTATCCCTATATTTAGTGATAAAATAAGCATATATAAATAAAAAGGAGTGTATAAGGATGAATTTAATTTACATTAATAATGTAGCAATTAATCCAAAAGCGATTCTTGCAAATAGTTTTCTGTGCTTTAAAACGCAAGAAACGGAAGAATGGACAGACGCGACAGGAAGAACACATTATCCTGTGGTAAGAGAACGTTACATTTGCCAATTTATCGTTCCATTGCAAGAAGTTGACGAAAGTAAAACATTTGTGGATGAATTAGTAGCATGGATTGAAGCAGGTCGAATAGGTGGAGAAGTGGAAATATCAAGCGTGTGGTGTGCGCAAGAAAACAAGTATGTAACATTTGTTGCGAAAATGCCAACGTTACAAATACCAGTCGAACGTTCGAACGAATCAACTCCGACCTATACAGGGTTTCCATTACAATTTGTGGGGGTATAATTTATGGCNNTGACAGATTATGAAAAAGAGTTATTTAAGAAAGAGTTGCCAAAGTATTACACAGTGCAGGTACTGAATAGTTCCAATGTTGAAATTGACTTTATTAATGCTAATAGAATGGATTATGAAAGTGCTAAATTCATTGAGAATATGGCAAATTCGGAATCAGGTTTCGATTTTGGATTGAGTTTTTCAAGTGTTTTTTCATGCACATTTCACGAATTAGAAACAGGCTTGACAGTTTCCGATTACAAAGATGCTAAAATCATTGTTAATCTAAACCTTGATTATGTGGACGATTCAGAAGTGAACCAAACAGCTACTATATTAATTGGTACATTTTGGATTGATTCCATTTTGCTGACAAACAAGAAGAATAAACAGTACGAATTGGTAGCTTATGATTACATTAATAAGATTGATTGGAAAGATATAGATTTAAAACCTTATAATTTAGGCATGCCACTTTTAAATCAAACAATTTGGGAAGATCCTAACGTAGTTGATAATTATGTTAGAATAGGAAGGGATGTAGGAACATCATTGGCTTATATGTCTCAAGAAATGATGGATGATGTTGATTTAGGAGATATTCAATTTAATTATATTTATGATGGTTCAAATCGAGCAATTGATATTGTTCTTGATCCTGGCTATATATCCGATATGAGTGCAAGAGGATTTATTGTTAATATTGGTGGAAATCCTGCCTATCCAAACGCAACAAGTTACAATTATTTGGGCAAAGGAAATTATAATATAGCTTATAGGTCGATTCAAATAAGACCGACAGACGTAGCAACGTTTACTGTATTAAAAAAATATATACACGCTTATGATATTTTTATGAAAACAAGTGAAATTCAGGCTATTACAAGTTTTTACACAGCATTGCCAAATTTCTTTTCTCCAAGAATTAGGGCAATAAACACAATGTATACCGAAGAATCTAATTTCACAAGTGAAAAATTTGATTTTGTTGCTGATTTTGAAGTTCCTTTTACGCCAGGAACGAATTATATAATGCTTGAAATACCTGTATTATGCACAAAGCTTTATACAACAACTCCAACAAATAGATACATTGAATTATTAACATCTGCATCTGTTAGGGTATCATCTCCTAATTTGTATACTACATTTATTGGAGAGTTTTTGGACAATGAGAACGAATATGATTTAGCAATCAACAATAATGAAGTGTTAAATCAAAAAGACTTTTTTGACGGAATGGCTAAATGGTTTTTGTACAACATTTCAGCAAACAAAACAGGAGCGCTACAAGTCAAAAGGTTATATGATTTAGACCTTGCGATGTCAAATTACGGACGCGCTGAAAATGATCCGATTATTCCATCAATTAATTATTTATATCCAAACACAGGACTATATCCGAACACAGGACTATATCCACAAGGGGAAAAGGAATTAATCAAAGTAAATCAAATTAAAGATACAAGCATTGGACAATATTTAAAAGGTTTTAAGAAGCTGATCTTTAAATCAGGAAGCTTTAATTCGAGTTGGAACGTTTCAAAAAGTGGAATACACACTATAATAGATGCAGATTTGGGGACATTGTCTATCGCGTTTGATGATGTAGTGAACGATTCCGAATTAATAATTGATGCAAGTTCGTTTTCAGATAATTTCATAAGATTTACATACTTAAACGATCCGCAATTTGTATTTGATGATAAACGTGGCTATATCTTAATGTCAGCGTTGCAATATTTAAACAGAGCATTCGGACAAGTCGAGTTTTCAAGCGTTCCATATTTACAAGCAGGCGAATTTGTCACAGTCAATTTAGATGATGAATCGGTCAATGTTTTAATCGTAAAAAATGAATTAAATGGAATTTCAGTTGCACAATCACAAACAATCACAGGTATGTAAGAAAAGGAGAAGAACGATATGATATTAAACGAATATTCAAAGACAGCGTGGATAAATGGGGCAAGTCCTGACATTAATAAGGCAAATTTAGACAATTTAGAACAAGGCGTGTATGATGTTACCGCCAAAGCAATGGAATTAGCGGCTTATGAAACAAACGCGGCGGCAAGTGCGACAGCGGCTAGTGCAAGTGCGACAGCGGCTAGTGCAAGTGCTGTATCTGCGGCGGCTTCTGCTGCGGTTTATACAGATTTAGCAACAGTTGTAGCAAATCATGCAAAATGGTCAACAACGGAAGAAGTTGTGATTGGAACGTATGACGGAAAGCCATTATATAGAAAAGCATTGTTAATTCCTGCGTTAGCTGGAGCGGCAGGAACGACTACATATAATCATGGAATTGCGAATATTGATCATATACAAGCTTATCTTTCAGCCAACTATCACTTGCATATATTCCTGCA